GCACCAGATACCTTATATTATAATTGTCAATTACACTCATCTATGGCGGGTACAATCAATGTAGTAGATGCATTATACATACCTGCTGAAATAAAATTAATTGGTAATACAAAAGTTGAAGGAAATTTAACAGCATCAATGTTTAGTGGTAGTGGTAGAGGGTTATTTGATATACCGTTTGCAAACATAACAGGAGATGCATTTAGAATCGCAAGTGGTAGTGTAACCGCTTCGGTAGCACCTGATTTTGGTTTTAGAGTAGCATCATTTGAAAGTGGTTCTGATTTTAGTGGAAGCATTAGAATTGATTCCGCATCTTTCATTTATTCGGAAGGTACTTATTTAAGAAATATTCCAAGAGCAGCACTAACGGAAGATGCATTAGTATCATCGGAAATTAAATCGGGTTCAGTAACCGCATCGGTAAGTCCTGTTTATGGATTTAGAGTAATAACTCCATTCACATCTTCATTTGATGAGTTTAGTAATATATTCACTGCTTCAATCGCTTCTCAATTTACTGGCTCGGTTGATATAAGTGGTAGTTTATTTATAAGTGATATAAGTGGTGGTTTATTTATAAATTCATCTTCATTCATTTACGCAGAAGGTACTTATTTAAGAAATATTCCAAAATCGGCATTAACTCAAGACGCATTAATATCAACTGAAATTAAATCCGGTTCGGTAACCGCTTCGGTATCACCTGATTATGGGTTCAATGTAATTACACCATTCACTGGCTCAGAAGTTGGTTCTAGATTCACTGGTTCGGTTGAAGTTAGCGGTAGTATTAGAGCAACCGAATACATTTATGGTGATGGTAGATTTATTACCAACGTACAAGCAGCAGCGGCACCTTTAATAGCTAGTGGTTCTGCAACTGCATCTGTAACAAGTGGTGAAATATTCCAAGTAGTAACTACAAAACTTGGTGAACAAATTGGGTCCGAATTTACCGGTTCAATAGAAGTTAGTGGCTCAGTTGTTGTAAAAGATTATATATTTGGTGATGGTAGATATATTACAAATGTATTTGCACAAGCAGCCCCATTTATAGCAAGTGGTTCGGCAACTGCATCGGTATCAAGTGGACGTAGATTTATAGTAAAAACGAATGAAACCGGCTCATTAATAGGTTCTGAATTTACCGGTTCAATCGAAGTTAGTGGTTCAATTAAAGCAAGTACATTCTTATTTGGAGATGGTAGATTTATTACAAATGTACAAGCATCAGCAGCTCCGTTAATCGCAAGTGGTTCAGCAACTGCATCTGTAACAAGTGGTGAAATATTCCAAGTAATAACTGCAGTATCTTCTGGTTCATATCAATCTCAATTCACATCATCGGTAGCTATTAGTGGTTCAATAACCGCATCTCTTTATTATGGAGATGGCGGTGGATTATTTAACATCCCCCCGGATGCGATTGAAAACTTAGAATTAGAAAAAATCAATTCCGGTTCTGGTACTGCTATAATTGACCCTACTAAATTAAGTGTAAACGTACCAATAACAGCGGCACTTTATATAGGTGATGGTGGGGGATTATTTAACATCCCTGCTAATGCATTACAAGACCTTAAATTGGATAGAATTATATCAGGTTCAGTTCAAGCGGTAATATCTCCAAACAAAGGATTCGAAATTGGAACTAGAACGTTTGTTTCTGGTAATTTAAGTGTTAGTGGTGGATTATTTGTAACCGGTGGAAATGTATTATTATCATCCGGTTCAACTTATTATGGTGATGGTAGTGGTTTGACAAACATTAATATAGCTAACTTATCATTTGAAACATTCTTATTAAAGAGTGGTTCTGCAACTGCATCTATTTCACCTAATAATGGATTTGTAGTTAATACATCTTCATTTGTTTGGGGAGATTCGTATGTTGATAGAAATTTAAGAGCAAATAGTATAACTGGTAGTAGTTATATTTTCTCTCCATTAATTAGTGGTTCATTTTTAGGAACTTATAACTTCCAAGGACTAGGACCTACTGCATCTGTAGAATATGATATTTTAAGATATGATGAAAATAGAGGATATTTTATCCCTCAACCTGAAACGTCATTAACTGAAACCGTTTCATTTAATAATGCAAGTGAAATAACTATTGTACACAATTTGGAAATACTTTATCCAATGGTGCAAGTTTACGCTACTGGTTCGGAAGCACAAATTATACCATCCACCGTTGAATCGATTGATGAAAATACTATAAAGATTACATTTAGTGGATTGACAAGTGGGCATGCTGTAATTGGTAGCGGTGGTTCGTTGGTAAATGGTACGATACCTGGTGATAGAGTAATTGGTAATGTGTTATCGGCTTCATATGCAGTTAGAGCGGGTGTAGCTGAAAGTATTGTTGGATTTAATTCCGCATCGTTAGCAGCTTTGGGTGATTTAGAAAATTTTGTAAGAAATTCTCAAACAGCTTCGATGTCTGTATTTAGGGCGGTAAGTTCTTCTTACGCATTAACGGCATCATACGCATTAAATGCAGGACAAGGTGGTGGTACTGAATTATTTATATACCAAACCAGTTCATTGGTAAAAGCACAAGTAGGAAAAATTCATTTTACTGGCTCTGGTGTTAATGTGATATCGTCTGGTTCGGATGGGGTATTGGTAACCATATTAGGAGGTGGTGGTGGTGCTGGTGCTGGTGATTTACTTAGTTCGCAAACTTCTTCAATGAGTGTGTTATTTGCACAAACTGCATCGTTAGCATTCACTGCATCATACGCTCTATACGCTTTAAATGCGGAAGGGGTAAATACAGCATCATTTTTACAAGTAAATAAAGATAGTAATATAAACGCTAATTTAACTATTAGTGGTAGTTTAGGAGTTAGTGGTAGTGTATTAATAGGAACATTAGTTTCTGGTTCATCGGAGAATGTGGTAGTTTGGAATAGTTCAACGAAGAAATTAGAAACAAGAAATATAGCAGGCGTACAAGGTTCATCTGGATTAGATGGCTCGGCCGGTACATCTGGAACCGAAGGTTCTGCGGGTACTTCTGGAACATCTGGAACATCTGGAACCGAAGGTTCGGCTGGTACTTCTGGTACATCTGGAACAAGTGGAAGTGAAGGTTCTTCTGGAACTTCTGGAACGGAAGGTTCGGCAGGTACATCAGGAACTTCGGGAACTTCTGGTACATCGGGAACATCTGGTACAACCGGTTCTGAAGGAACATCAGGAACATCAGGTACAAGTGGCACAACGGGTAGTGATGGTACATCAGGAACTTCTGGAACTTCTGGAACTGAAGCTTCGGCTGGAACTTCGGGAACTTCTGGTACTTCTGGAACAAGTGGAAGTGAAGGTTCTTCTGGAACTTCGGGCACTAGTGGTACAAGTGGGTCATCTGGAACGTCAGGAACAAGTGGTACATCGGGAACTTCTGGAACTTCTGGTACTGCTGGAACTTCGGGAACTTCTGGTAGCACTGGTTCATCCGGGTCATCAGGAACTTCTGGTACATCCGGTACATCCGGAACTTCTGGTAGTGAAGGTTCTAGTGGAACATCAGGAACATCAGGAACATCAGGAACATCAGCAACATCTGGTACGGCTGGAAGTTCTGGTACAAGTGGTACTAGTGGTTCAACTGGTACTGCAGGTAGTGCCGGAACTTCGGGAACATCAGGAACATCTGGTACATCGGGAACATCTGGAACAAGTGGTGGAGCCGGTACGGATGGTACATCGGGAACTTCTGGTACTTCTGGTACTTCCGGTGAAAATGGAAGTAGTGGTACTTCAGGAACTTCGGGAACTGCTGGAACTTCCGGTAGTGATGGTATATCGGGTTCATCGGGTACTTCGGGTACTTCTGGAACATCTGGTTCAGCCGGTTCATCTGGAACGTCAGGAACAACTGGTTCTGCCGGTTCTAGTGGAACTTCTGGTAGTAGTGGTACATCGGGAACTTCTGGTAGTGAAGGTTCATCAGGAACATCTGGAACATCTGGAACGTCAGGAACTTCTGGTACAACCGGTAGTGATGGTACATCAGGAACTTCTGGTACATCCGGTTCGGCAGGAAGTTCTGGAACATCAGGAACTTCTGGTACAACGGGTAGTGATGGTACATCAGGAACTTCAGGAACAACTGGTTCGGATGGAACGAGTGGAACATCTGGAACATCAGGAAGTGATGGCACTTCCGGAACATCGGGAACTTCTGGTACAACTGGCTCTGCTGGTACAAGTGGAACATCAGGAACTTCTGGTAGTGATGGAACATCGGGAACTTCTGGTAGTGATGGAACATCAGGAACTTCTGGAACTTCTGGAGTTGGTACTGATGGAACGAGTGGAACTTCTGGAACTTCTGGAATAGATGGCTCATCTGGAACATCTGGTAGTGATGGAACATCAGGAACTTCTGGTACAAGTGGAACTTCAGGAACAAATGGGTCTGAGGGAACTTCGGGTACTTCTGGTATAAATGGTACTTCGGGTACTTCTGGAACAAATGGTACATCTGGTACTTCTGGAACTGATGGGACAAGCGGAACATCGGGTACTAATGGCTCGGAAGGAACTTCTGGTACGAGTGGTATAGATGGCTCATCAGGAACTTCAGGAACAAATGGTAGTAGTGGAACTTCTGGTAGTGATGGAACTTCTGGTACTTCTGGTACGAGTGGAAGCGGCGGAACATCGGGAACATCGGGAACTTCTGGTATAGACGGAACATATTTTGGTAGTAGTGGAACTAGTGGAATAAGTGGCACGGATGGCACGAGTGGTACATCTGGAATTGATGGTACATCGGGTACAAGTGGTACATCGGGAATAGATGGTACATTCTTTGGTAGTAGTGGTACATCAGGAATAAATGGAACTGATGGAACTTCAGGAACATCTGGTAGTGATGGTACATCTGGTACATCTGGAACATCAGGAACTTCTGGAACATCTGGAGTTGATGGTACAATGTTTGGAAGTAGTGGTACAAGTGGTACATCTGGTGAAAGCGGCACAAGTGGAACTTCTGGAGTTGGTACTGATGGAACGAGTGGTACATCCGGAACTTCAGGTGCAGATGGAACGTTTTTTGGAACAAGTGGGACAAGTGGTGCGGATGGAAGTAGTGGTACGAGTGGTGCCGGTTCATCTGGAACTTCTGGAACTTCTGGTACCTCTGGAACATCTGGAGTTGATGGAACATTCTTTGGCAGTAGTGGTACTAGTGGTGAAAGTGGAACTAATGGAACTTCTGGAACATCTGGAATAGAAGGTACATCTGGTACTAGTGGAACTTCTGGGTTAGACGGAACATTCTTTGGTAGTAGTGGAACGAGTGGTTTAATTGGAACGGACGGAACATCCGGAACATCGGGGGCCAGTGGTTCATCTGGAACATCTGGCACATCAGGAACTTCAGGATTTGACGGAACATTCTTTGGTAGTAGCGGAACATCAGGAACTTCTGGTACTTCTGGTACATCGGGAGTTAGTGGCTCATCTGGTACATCGGGTACTTCTGGAACATCTGGTGTTAATGGTACAATGTTTGGTAGTAGTGGAACTTCTGGTACATCCGGTACATCGGGAACTTCTGGTGAAAATGGTAGCAGTGGCACATCCGGTACATCTGGAACATCTGGTGTTAATGGTACAATGTTTGGAAGTAGTGGTACGAGTGGAGAGAGTGGTACATCGGGAACATCTGGAGAAAATGGAACAAATGGAGTTAATGGTACATCAGGAACTTCTGGAACTTCTGGAACATCTGGTGTTAATGGTACAATGTTTGGAAGTAGTGGTACATCGGGTTCAAATGGTGCTACGGGTACAGCTGGCGCAGATGGTTCTTCGGGAACTTCTGGAACAAACGCTCCGGGATTTTCATCCGGAACTTCGGGAACTTCTGGGGTAAGTGGTAGTAGTGGTAGTAATGGTGCAGCTGGTACATCTGGAACAAACGCACCAGGATTTTCATCTGGCACAAGCGGTACAAGTGGTGCAAGTGGTTCGGCAGGAACTTCCGGAACAAACGCTCCGGGATTTTCATCTGGTACATCAGGAACTTCTGGAATTAACGGAACCGGTGGAAGCGGAGGAACGAGTGGTACATCTGTTCCTGGTGTAACATCGGGAACATCGGGTACTAACGGATTCCCAGTTACGGGAACAACTAATAATGGAGTACTTACTTATATAGATAGTCCAGTTGGTTCTCAAGTAGAATCTAATTTAACGTTTGATGGTACTAATTTATCTGTAACGGGAAATATAGTATCTTCTACCTATATAAGTTCTACAACATTTAGAGAAACATATTCAGACCAAGGAACTGGAGGAAGCATAACATTTGACCTATCAACTGCAAATAACTTTAGAAGACAATTTAATGGTACATCTACGATTGCATTTTCAAATCCACCAGTATCAAACGCATTTGGGTTTACTTTAGTGGTTGTAAATGCGGGCTCATATTCTATAACATGGCCAGCTGAAATTGATTGGGTAGGCGGAATTGCTCCTATATTAACATCATCCGGTGTAGATGTTTTAGTATTCTATACTTATAATGGTGGTGGTTCGTATTACGGATTTGTAACCGGTAAAAATTTAAGTTAATAAAGTTATGAGTATATTTAGAAGATTGATATCATCAGATTCATCGCAAGTTTTTCCCTTTGTATTTAAAGTTACAACAACAACTGCAAGTACTGTATTTACGTGTCCTTTGATTGATTATGGTGGATTGACACCATCGTTATATATAGATTGGGGTGATGGTAGTAGTTCTCCATTAATAACTGTATCGAATTCCGTAAATAGAATCCACACTTATACTAGTCCCGGAACATATAACGTAACTATAACTGGATTTATGCCAGGTTTTGCAGTAAATAATAATTCGGCAATTAGAACTCTTATAACTGAATTAGTTCAATGGGGAATTGTTGGATTAAGAAGTGTAAATTTTTATGGTTGTTCAAACTTAACAGCGATACCTGGAAGTGCATCATTGAGTGCAGTAGGTGGTTATACTGGTTTAGATGAGATAGTTACTTTTTCTAATTTTATGAATGGTACTAGAATAACATCAATACCTTCGGATATATTTGATTATTCACCAAAAGCAACAACATTTAGTAGTACATTTGCATCAATACCAACAATAACATCAATACCAACTGGATTATTTGATAATGTTCCTTTGGCAACATCATTTGCATCTTGTTTCTTTGCATGCCAAGCTCTAACAACAGTACCATTAACATTATTTGACCAAAATGTAAATGTGACGAGTTTTTCTGGAACATTTAGAAATTCTAGAGCAATAGTTGATGTTTTACAATTTACATATAATACAGCAGTAACAACTTTTAGTAATTTATATAACATGAGTTCCACAACAAATGCTTTAACAGGTACCGCTCCTGAATTGTGGAATAGAGTACCTGCACCAGCTGGAACTGATGCATTTAATAATTGTACTGGATTAACAAATTTCGCATCAATACCTATAAACTTTAAATAATATGTACTTACGAATTATAAACGATACGATTAATTATCCATATACTATTAACGAATTAAGAGGAGCATATCCAAATGTAAGTCTTCCTGCAACTATTACTGATGAATCTTTAATTGAGTGGGATATGTATGTAGTTCAACCAACCCCAATACCAGTTGACTATACAAAAAATATTACGGAAGGAACTCCTACTTTAATTGATGGGTTTTATTATAAAAGTTGGGTAGAAACGGACGCTACATCAGAAGAAATTTCATATCGAATAGAAAATCAATGGGAAACAATACGAATTCAAAGAAATGAATTATTGACAGAATGTGATTGGACACAATTATCTGATATCCCATCCGAAACAAAAGAGGCTTGGACACTATATAGACAAGCATTACGAAATATTACAACACAATCCAATCCTTTTTCTATTAACTGGCCTGTGAAACCTTAAAAGGAAATTATTTTATATTTATACCTATAACAAAAAGTATATAGATATAGATGATTATACATAGTCCAATATTTTCGGGTTCAATTACACAAGCTTCATCTGCTTACGCAAATTTAAGTGGTTCATTTACGGGTTCTTTAACCGGTTCATTTAAGGGTACAATTGATGTGCAACAAGCATCATTTGCTAACTTAGATGTAACTAATAGATTATCGGTTAGTGGTTCAATTAATATGACTGGTTCAATGAATTTGACTGCGGGTGGGTATTTAGTGGACGGTGTAAACGTATTAGATTCAGCAATAGCTTTTGCAATAGCATTAGGATAAAAATAAATAAAAATGGCAAATACATTTAAAAATAGTATAACAGGTTCAATCGGGACAAACGGTGTTAAAGTATATGAATCTCCAGCTGCAACTTCTGCAACAATAATCGGTGTGAATGTGGCAAATGCAGCATCACAAAATATTTCAGTAAGTGTAATGATGCGAGATACTTCTGGAAATAAATGTGTATATTTGGTAAAGGATGCTTTGATAGTACAAGGTGGTTCAAATATAATGGTAGGTGGTGAACAAAAGATTGTATTAGAAGCAACGGATTTTCTTTCGGTAACATCTTCGTTAGCAAATTCAGCAGATGTAATTGTTTCGGTATTAGAATTGACATAATAAAAAGATATATTAAATGGAGTTTAACGGAAAAAGTCCTAATGGGTTAAATCAGACTAGTGTAAATAGTGTATCACTTTTTGTGAGTGGAGCATCTATATTAAATGCATCATCGGAATCTGTAAATGTTGTAGGAAACTTTAGTGCTTCCGGAATACAAACAAATTTAATTGGAGTAACTAGTGGGTCTTCATTACAAATAAACGCAAATACACAAGTTAGTGGTTCTATTACCGCATCTTTATTTAGAGGAGATGGTAGTGGGTTATTTAATATTAGTGCGGCATCAATTGGCGATATAGATAGATTAAAATCAGGTTCAGTAGTAGCACAAATTTCACCAAATCAAGGATTAAGAGTTAATACTGGCGTTACTGTAAATGATTTTTTAATAGTAACTGGAAGTGGTATTTTCAAAGGAGATATTAGTGTAGCTGGTAAAATAACATCTACTGAAATACATACAACATACATTTCATCATCTGTAATATATTCATCTGGTTCAAATAAATTTGGCGATTCTCAACTCGATAAACAAGAATTTACTGGTAGTGTAGCAATTTCAGGTTCTATGTTTGTTACCGGCCTCCAAGCTGATAATGTAACAAACGAAGTATTGGTTATTAATACCGCAACGGGAAAGATAGGAACTAAATTTGCAGCAGCAACTTCTGGTACGTCTGGTACATCAGGAACTTCTGGTACAACTGGTAGTGAAGGTACTTCTGGTACTTCTGGTACATCAGGAACTTCCGGTAGTAGTGGTTCATCAGGAACTTCGGGAACTTCAGGAACAAGCGGAACTTCTGGTAGTACGGGTTCTGCCGGTACTTCTGGAACGTCTGGCACATCAGGTACATCCGGAACGTCTGGTACATCGGGAACATCTGGAATCGATGGCACATCGGGTACTTCTGGCACAAGCGGAACATCCGGAACATCCGGAACTTCAGGTAGTACAGGTTCTGCAGGTACAACGGGCTCGGCTGGTACATCTGGAACTTCTGGAACATCAGGAACTTCTGGAACAAGTGGAGAAGATGGTTCATCAGGAACATCTGGTTCAGCTGGGACAAGTGGTACTAGTGGAACTTCGGGAAGTGGTGGTACAACTGGTACTGCCGGCTCAACCGGGTCTTCTGGTATAAGTGGAACAGCCGGTACAACTGGTTCGGCAGGTACATCTGGAACTTCTGGAACTTCTGGAACAAGTGGTACTGCTGGTAGTGGTGGTATAACTGGAGCCGGTGGATTGGGTGGTACGAATGGTAGTGGTGGAACAAGTGGAACGAGTGGAGCGGATGGTAGTAGTGGAAGTAGTGGTTCTAGTGGTACATCAGGAACTTCGGGAGTAACCGGTGCAGGTGGAACCGGTGGTTCAGCTGGTACATCAGGAACTTCGGGTACATCAGGAACTTCGGGTTCAGCTGGTACATCAGGTTCAGCTGGTACATCTGGTGCAAGTGGAATACAAGGTTCATCTGGTTCGGCAGGTACTTCAGGTACTTCAGGTACTTCTGGAACTTCTGGAACTTCTGGAACAAGTGGTTCGGATGGAATACAAGGTTCATCTGGCTCGGCCGGTACTTCAGGAACATCTGGAGTAAGTGGTACCGGTGGAAGTAGTGGTACTTCAGGAACATCTGGAGTAAGTGGTTCAGCTGGAAGTAGTGGTTCATCTGGAACATCCGGAGAAAGTGGTTCATCTGGAACATCCGGAGTAAGTGGTTCGGCAGGAAGTAGCGGAACTTCTGGTACATCAGGAACTTCAGGAACTTCAGGAACATCTGGTACATCAGGAAGTAGCGGAACATCTGGAGAAAGTGGTTCGGCGGGAAGTAGTGGAACTTCTGGTACATCAGGTTCAGCTGGAACAAGTGGGTCTTCTGGTACATCAGGAACTTCTGGTACATCAGGAACAAGCGGAACATCAGGAACTTCTGGTTCATCAGGAGCTTCCGGTTCATCGGGAACTTCTGGTACAAGTGGTTCGGCAGGAACTTCCGGTACAAGTGGAACTTCTGGAACTTCTGGTACAAGTGGTTCATCTGGAACATCTGGAACACGCGGTACATCAGGTACTTCTGGTTTATTAGCATTAACTGGTACAACTGATAATGGTGTAATTACATTAAACGGAACTGCACCAAACGGAACTGTTGAAGCAAATTTAAAATTCGATGGTAGTACATTGACGGTAACTGGAGATGCTACAATTAGTGGTAACTTAACTGTTAGTGGTACTACAACATATATTAATACAACAACTTTAAATGTAGGTGATAATATCATTACACTTAACGCAGATATTGGAGCATCAACTACACCAACTGAAAATGCTGGTATAGAAGTTAAGAGAGGTAATGCAGCAACAAAACAATTTATTTGGGATGAGGGAAATGATAGATGGTCATTTGATGATAACGTAAACGTAAGTGGTAACGTAGTTCTTAGTGGTACAATAGATACTGGATTAGGTGCAACTGAAGTTTATTTAATGAACCAAAATATCAGAACAACGGATGCAGTAACTTTTGCTACGGTTAATACCGGACAAGGTGCTAACGAATTATATGCAATGGACCAAAACGTAAGAACTACGGATGGTGTAACATTTGCAACCGTAAATACCGGACAAGGTGCTAACGAACTATATGCGATGGACCAAAATGTTCGTACAACTGATACTGTAAGATTTGGTAAAGTAGAAATTGATGGTGCATCGAATTATATAGATACAAATGGAGGATATTTTAGTATAACATCTGCGGGTAATGAAATAACGCTTGGGGGCACTGCAAGTTCTATGTATATTAATTATCGCGCGGCTTTAGGTGGAACTCCAACTTCATATATTTGGAACGCGGGTACTCCATCTACATTTGCCAATCATACGATGGGTAGAATAGATGCGGATTCTCTATACGATAGAAATGATACGACTTTTTATATAAATCCAGCTGGAACTTCAAAGGCAAGTACAATAAATGTAGATAATCTTAATACTGGTAACTACGTTAATATTGGTTATACAAATAATAATGAATCAATATCAACTACATCATTTAGAGGTATAGATTTTCATACAACTAGTGATTTTAACTATTATATTGGTAAGCCGGCAGGTGCTTGGACACAACCATTACATATACATTTTTATACTGGTATAAGACTTCGTTCTCATCATTCATACGGTGGTACTCAATTTTATAATATAGCAAATAGTGTTGCTGTTGCAAGTTTCAACGATGGTGATAACCACTTTAGAACTTTCTACAATAGTTATTTGGGTAATAGTAGTGGTGATTTAACTTGGGTTAATGATACTCTATATGTCGGTGCAAGTGATAGTGGAGATGCTGAATTCCGTTTTGGTGAAGATAGTAGTGGTTGGTATGGTGATAGATGGTATTGGGATAGTGCGTATAATGTATATCGATATAGTAGATATGCCGGCACCGATTCTTTAATTCACTATCATGATACAAGAGATGCTGCGAGAATTACTTATGGAAGAAATATTGTATTTGATGATTTTGGAAAAGGTATAGTTGGAAATTATGATTCCGTTAGATTGCAAGCCGTATTTGCTATGGGTGACTCTTATAAAATGGCGGTAAATGGATTGGCAACTAATAATATGTATGGCATCGCATGGTCTCATCCAAATGCAGGTGGTTTGGGTGGTGCGAATAATTTGAATGACCATGGTTTGTTAATAATAAACAATGGTTCTTTTAGAGCATCGATTTCATCTCGTATAGTAGCATCGGAAGAAGTTAGAGGAACACTATTCAGAGATTATACTGATACTGGATATTTTTTAGATCCTGGTACAAGTGCAACTTCATTAAGAATAGCAGGTGGTATAAAACAAAATAACTTAGTAGGTAGACCTTACGCAGTTTGGGGAGCCAGCAGTAGTACAACTGGAGCAGTTGTTATTAAATTTCCTGGTAATACTAGTAACTATGGAATGATACATGCGGTTATTGACATTTATGAATATAACGGAAATAATGCATGTACTGTAATAGTTGGTGGACATAACTGGAATGGTGCTTGGTATAATTTCGGAGCAACTCTTGTAGGATATACCGATAAACCAATTAGAGTTGGTGTTAAAGATGGTAAATATTGTATCGTAATTGGTAACGGTTCATCTGGTTGGTCTTATGGACAGGTTGTTCTTCGTAAAATACAAAATGGTTCATATTATAGTGGAGTAATGGATGTTGCGGAAGGATATACTGCAGCAATAGAATCAGATTCCTACTCATATATATCTAGCAATTTAAGTGGATTTAGAAGTACAACAATTCAGGCTACTTCGGCAATGTATTCTCCAATCTACTATGATAGTGATGATACTACATTTAGAATAGATGGTGATAATACGTCTGTTCTTAGAAGATTACAAGTACGTCCATCGGGAGGTAGTCCAGGTGACTCTATACAAATATATTCATCTGGAGTACATCAATATCCACAAATTTATTCTGATGGAGCTCTTGAAGCAATGTGGAATTATAGAAATACATATGCACAATGGTATGTTGGTTTAAGAACAACATCTCAATTAGTTGGTATTACTGGTTTCCATTTTTATAATACAACATATGGACAAACCGTTGGTGGGTGGAGTATCGATGGAATTGGATATGCAATATCTTCATTTAGAGCACCTATATTCTATGACCAAGATAATACTGGTTATTATTTTGATGGAAATGGTACTACTGTAATGAACGTATCATACAATTATGGTAGACATTATTATGATAACTATTTAGTAAGCCGTAACGAAGGTGGTATGATGGGTAGTTATAATTCAACCGGAACTGCTTCTAAAGTAATTTGGACAATCGGTGAGTCTTGGCCAATTGGTAATATGTACGGATTAGGATATGAATATGCTAGTAGTACATTCTTACCTGGTGACCCGCATGTTATTGCATTAAGAAACAATGGTAGTACCTATACTAGATTACAAATGAATGGTGGTATTTACACCACTGGAGCTATATATTCAACCGCGGCATTATATTCACCAATATACTACGATTCGGATAATACTGGATATTATGTGAATGCAGCTGGTACAACAAACCTTGTTTATTTAGTTGTTGCAAACGGAAACTCTATTCAACATAACGCATATAATAACAATGGTTCATTTATGATGAATAACGCATCTACCTATTGGGGTATGATTAGTAACGTATCTGCAAATGACTGGAGATTGGGTTATGGTGGTGGTAACTCTATTGTTGGTTGGAACTTAAGATGGGATAATGGTAGTACTGCTTGGGCACAAAGTTTCCAAGCTAATATAATGTATGATGCCCAAAATACTGCATATTATATAGACCCTAATGGTACATCTTATTTAAGAGGTAGATTAGAAGTAGCTGGTGGCCACTACGATTCATCTCTTAGAATTATTGCTAGAGGAAATGAAATGGGTACTGGTGTACCATCTTATTTACAAATGTGGGTATCTGAACCTGGTGTGACTTGGAATGATGGTGGTTTTGGATTTAACGTACATAATAATGGTAGTGGTCCTGGTGGATTTGATAGAATAAATACGGGGCAGGGACAAGCATATATGAGGTTTACTTCAGCTGGTGATTGGTATTTCTATAACACGAATACATCCGGTACTAGAGTTACTAATATGGAAATGTACCCAAATAATACGGTATATTTTAATAACTATGCAACTGGTGGTAACTCATTAAGAGCACCAATATTTTATGATTCAAACAATACTGGATATTATGTAGACCCAGCTGGTACTGCTAGATTAAGTTATGTATTATCAAACGGTGGTATTAGAGTTGATTCAAACGAACACATTTATTTGGATTATAACTACGGACAAACTATTTTTGGAGTTTATACATCAACTAGATATCAGGGTATATTCTCAATGGGTACTTCTTGGAGACTTCCTGTTGATGGTACATCTCCTGGTAACTTATATGGATTATCTTGGTCACATCCTAATGCCGGCGGACAAGCTGGTTATTTGACTGACCACGGATTGTTAGTAATGGTTAATGGTTTAACATACGCAGCACTTACAAGCACAGTTTGGGCAAGAAGTGATATGAGGTCACCTATTTACTATGACCACGATACTGGATACTATTTCAATGGTAATGGTGATAGTAACTGGCAAGGTTTGACCGATTATGGTAAAATGAGAATTGGATTGACCGGTAAAGGTAACTACCGTAGAAATGATTATACTGGAGATACTAATTATTGGATAGGTTCTATGGGATGGGGAACTACTGATATGAACTCAGTAGCGGGATGGGGTTCAGGCTTTATTGATTCTTGGTCAAACCCAGGTAATCAGCCGAGTGGTACATCGCATTGGGTTGGTACACAAGCTTTCCATTATGCGGCTGGTGGAAATAATAACACTGGTTGGCAGTTGGTTGGTGGACCGATAAGTAACTTAAGATTTAGAAGTGCTTGGAGTGGTTGGAGCGGTTGGTGTACTGTTGCAATGCATGACCGTAATGATGGTAGTGGTGGACCTTTATATGCAGGGTATTATGCCGATAGTAACGATACTGGATATTATTTAGACCCTAACTCAACATCGGATTCTGCTTTAAGAATTAGAGGCGGTACTCTACATGGACCTAACCCAACTTGGGGAGCATATCTTTATGTTGGTTCTAATGGTAGACCTAACTCATACGCATCTGTTGTGACAACTAATGGTAACTTACACTTAGATTGCCAAAACGGATATGAAACTTATATCAACCACTATTCTGGAAATAGAACGTATCTTTATGAGATAAGAACAAACTTTATTTACGATAGAGATGATACTTCATACTATTTAGACCCTAATGGTACTTCACAATTAAGTAGATTTGCACAAAGAACACATGCCGCGATAAATAGGGGTTATCATTGGAATACCCCTAGATTTGATTATACTGGTGATACTAACTATTGGACAGGTACTTTCGGTTGGGGAACATCTGCTGGAAACTGGGATAATGCTTGGAAAGCTGGTTTTTCTGGATGGGATATTTGGGGTGGTGGAACTGGTCACCCTCAAGGTGGTGGTTACATTCACGCTCAAGGTATTGTATCCGGTCAACACTATGCAACATCGGATGGTGGTGCGGCGTATGGTTGGATGATGGTAGGTGCCGGTGATGCAACCGCAAATAGATATTGGGCAAGAGGTAAATGGGGTGGTGGTACATCTGGATGGTTAGAATTCGTAATGAGTGGTTCTAATCCTGGATATACATTGTACGCATATATAATGTATGATGCAAATAATACTGGATATTATAGTGACCCTAATGGTGATTCTCGTTTAAGCGCAATATACATAGACCAGGGTTATAACTACGGATGGTGGAGAAACTATGGTTGTACTGGATTGTATAACCAATCATATGGTAGAGGTATATGGGCAGCTGAATGTGGTGGAAATTCTTATGGTAACTATACAACTTACGATGGTGGTAGAAATGGCTGGCAAGGTTGGGGTATTGGTTCTAGACACTGTTTAATGAGTACCGGTGGTGATAACATTGGTATACATGATAATAGTAGAAGTTGGTTGTATTATTGGGGTGGTGATTATCATAGATTCCAATATGGATATTTCCAAGCGGATGGCTCTATAAGAAGTCCGTTATTCTATGATAATAACAATACGGGATATTATATGGATGGTGATGGTAGTTCTCGTATGTTTAGAATTAATGCAAACCAATTATACGCATACGAATGGGTATTCTGTCAGGGAAATATCATCGCTTACTATTCTGATGAAAGATTAAAAACAAAAGTTGGCAAGATTGAAAACCCAATAGAAAAGATTTCTCAATTAAATGGTTTCTATTATGTGAACAATGATTTGGCAAAATCAGTAGGATACACCGATGAAAAAGTACAATTGGGTCTTTCAGCACAAGAAGTTCAAAGAATACTTCCTGAAATTGTAACATTAGCGCCATTTGATACTGAATTTGATTCGGAAGGTAACGTGATAGGTTCTAAGAGTGGTGAAAACTATTTAACAATCGATTATGATAAATTAGTTCCACTTTTAGTAGAAGCTATTAAAGAACAACAGGTTATAATTGACAAACAAAAGAACGATATTTCTGAAATTAAAGAAATGTTGAAAATCTTAACTAACAATAGATAATAATTATTTTTTAAAAATAATATATTTATACAATATAAAACACAATATTATGGGATTAACATACGAATGGAAACTAACAGGCCTTAAAAAGCAAAACGCTGACAATATCAGCGATGCGGTTGTTGGTACACAATGGAAACTAACCGGTACGGATGAAGATGGTAATTTTGGAACATTTAGTGGAGCAACTCCATTTAAAATTTCGGAAATTAACACAGGTAGTTTTACCGAATATAGTTCTTTGACAGAAGAGCAAGTACTTAGTTGGGTAAAAAATCACGTAAGTGGTGGTGCTGCAAGTAATTATATGGAGCATATCAATGGACAAATTCAAAAAGAAATAGCTAGTAAAAAATGGACTAAGCTTGAAGTTAATGAAGCAGACTTGCCTTGGTCACCTATATCTGGTAGTACAGTAGCTCCTACTGTTAATGAACCAGCTCCGGTTGATTAATTTAATCGAAACTAAATTTTAAATATCCAAAGTGCAGATTTAATAATAAATTTGTGTTTTGGATATTTTCTTTATATTTATATGAGTATTAATGTAGGTAATAATTAATACACACTTAAAAATACAAATAGCACAAATAAAATGGCAGAAAGAATCGTATCACCCGGTGTATTCACAAGAGAAAATGACCTTTCCTTCTTATCGCAAGGGGTAGGTGAAATTGGAGCAGCGTTTATAGGACCTTTTAAACAAGGACCGGCGTTTATCCCAACAATTGTTAGAACACAATCAGAATTCGAAGAAATTTTCGGAACACCTGATGGAACTTATTATACTGAATATGCAGTACAAAATTATTTAAGAGAAGCTGGTAGTGCAACTATCGTAAGAGTAGGCGGAATTGGTGGTTACCAACAAGTAGCACCTTTAGCGATATTCGCATCGGGTTCATCCCTACAATCAGTAGGTACTAAATTAATTGGTTTATTGCATTCAACTAAAGCAGGTGATGAAGGAGTTGGTTTTACCGGAGCAACTGTTGTTAGCAATGATGCAACCGATGGTTCATTTGTAATCAACACATTAACTGCGGGAGTAAACGTATCAGCATCAATCCTACCATCAGCAACAAACGATTTATCCGATGTATTTGGTGAATCTCCATTTGGAGCAAAAACAGCATACGCATATTCATATTTTGAAAACGTAGCTGGATATTATACTGGTTCTGCTGGAAACAACATCGTAATAACTAGAGTGGTATTACCAACTCAGAATTTCGCAAACGATGCAACTGAAGCACAAACTCCAACCGTTAAATCTCAATTAATTAGTGGTGAAAGATACGATTTATTTAACTTTGTAACTTTAGGACATGGTACATTATATAATACTAAATTCAAAATCGGTATTTCTAATGTAAAGGCAGCTGGTGAAGATGGTTCAACTGATTATTCTACGTTTACGGTAACAATACGTTCATTTAATGATACTGATAAGAGAAAGACTGTAGTTGAAACATTTAACAATGTAAATTTAGATGCAGCATCTCCTAACTATATAGCTAGAAGAATTGGTGATAGATATAATACAATCGACAATGCTGGTAAAATAACTGAAAATGGCGATTATTCAAACAAATCAAAATATGTAAGAGTAGTTGTATCAACACCGGGTTCATTCCCAATTTCAGCAGCACCATTTGGACATGGAGCATATACAAACCCAATTAAAGCAACTGATAATGCAGAATCACTTTTAATACCTGCAGTAACATACCAAACTAATTCTATTGGCAACTCATCATCATCTCCAATTTATTATAGTGGATTTGATTTTGAAACATCCGCTGTTAAATTGGATAATTTACAATATTTGAAACCAATACCGGCTTCAGCTGAAACTGGTTCAAACGTATCATTTGCATTTGATTCTCAATTAGGATATCAAATGACAGGTTCTGCGGCAAGTGATATGGTTAAAAGACAATTTATATTAGCATTCCAAGAAGGATTTGATGGTATGAATCCAACAATCATAAAAGCTAAAGCAGGTGATACTGATTGGGGTAATTCAAATACACAAGGATTCAATTGTGCAACATCATTAACTTCTGGTTCAATTGCATATACAAAAGCAATCAACGCTGTATCAAACGCAGATGAGTGGGATATCAACTTAGTTGTAACTCCGGGTATCATCCGTTCTAAACACCCTGCTATTACTACAAAAGTAATAGATATGGTTGAAGATAGACAAGATTGTTTCTATATTGCTGATTTTGTAGATTACAATGCAACAATTACTGAAGCAACTGAAGAAGCAAACGCAGTAGATTCTAACTACGTTGGAACTTACTACCCTTGGGTTAAAACTGTTGACACTAACACTAACAAATTAACATCAGTTCCTCCATCAGTATTATTACCGGCAGTATTTGCTAGTAACGATAGATTGGCGGCTGAATGGTTCGCACCTGCTGGTTTGAA